TTGATAAGGGTCCTTTGCAATTTGATAAGCCTCGTTCTTCCATCGTATTGTGTTTTTATATAGCTTAATTCATCTAGTTTTTTAATTGAACGGCTAACTGTACATTGAGACACTCCTACCTCAATAGCTATAGTTTCATTGCTTTTGAAGTATTCGCCTAGAGTAGCAATATCTGAGAGAATAAGTTTCTCTGTAGGATTAAGCTCTCTATCCTGGTATATCTCTTTAGGGATCCATACCCCTTTGAACTCCTTAGCCATTTATTTGCTCATCTTGATACAGTATCTCTCCCTCTAGCTGGAGCTTCGTTGTATCTGTTTGCTTTGCTATCTTATCGCAGTACTTAAGCATTCTCATAGGATCTTGATTAATCCATCTATAGAGCGTACTTCTATTCACTCCTAGAGCTTCATAACAGGCTTTATTTGTGCCATACAAGCGCAGCATATACTTCTTTAAGCCGTTTATCTGTACCATGTAGGAAGTTCTAATGTCATAGCTGAATTTAACGGCTCGCTGTAGTCATAGCTCTTAGGAGTACTCTCTCCATCCCACCCCCTGTACCAATCCTTAAACATTGATACCTCTAGCCTGGCTCTGTTAAAGCCGTCCTCCATTACTTCAGCGGCGAGCTCGTACACGATTACCCCATACGGAGCGTTAGGATCGCATGTAATTAGGTAGTGTTTTATCCGAGCTTCTGAGTTAAAGACTCCATGAGAGTACAGAGCTAACTGCATGTGATATAAGTTATCTAGTACCCAGCGCTGAAACTTCTTAGGCTCGTTATCTGTGATTTTAAGATCAGCTATATAGTCATGGCCTATTATATCAGCATAGCCGTGAAACTTAACACCGTCCAGGTCAAAATGTATATGCTCCTCCTTGCTCGTAGCTTCGTTTATGAGCTTATTTGCTAGAGGGTGATTCATTACAGCAGAAGCTAAGTTTCTAGCTTCGTTATGCTCTCTACGAGTATATACCGACTCTTCGCCGTACTCCTCTACAGCCGCTTTAAATTGCTTATTAGCTCTCGTAGCTACGTCTAAAACTAGTTGAGCTTTCTCAGGCTCTAATACGAGCTCATGGGTGAGCTTACCCCTTCGCATAGGAGCGCTTGCTTTAAAGGCTCTCTTTTTATAGTATGCGAAATGAGCTGGTGATTTAGCGAAAGATTTAAGAGCGCTAAAGGATAGTTTGATAGTGTCGAGCTTCATTTTTCCCTTGGTTTTAAATCCGATAATAAAAAAATAACTTCTCTATATGCCGATATTTTACCTGAATCGTATAAGCTATAATTATCCTTACGCTTCTCTTTAGAACATGGATATATCTTGTCCAGTAAAACCGCTTTTAGTTCTTTAACGTTCATGCCTCTACGCGCTTTTAGTTCTTTATCGTTCATGCTTCTACGCTTACAGGATTAAAGGGATTGCCGCCCTCCACGAATAGCTGCTCAAGATCTATCTTATCATTGAACTTTTGAGAGAGCTCGCACATATCTAAGTCGAACGCCTCCTTATTATCTACTCTCACATAATACTTAGTATCTAAGCCCGCCCCTTTACGAGTTATCTTCAGGTCGTATGTCATAGGATCTCCCTCCACCTCTGCTAGATTAGCAATCTCTAGGAGTACGCTTCTAGTTGTGCAGCTGTATATCTTAAACTGTGAGTCCTCGACATGCCATACTGTGAAAGCTGCGAACGGTCTTACTTTGTCATCCGCTGCATATGCTTTTTTAGGCATCTCACCCGCTAAAGTCCATCTTATTGGTTTGCCGTCCATAAATACCTGATAGCCCTCTACAGGGCGTGATACTATCCTGATAGTAGCGCTCGTATTAGGTGCTAGTTTTAAATATTGTGAGCTGGCTGTTTCGCGCTCGTAGTTGTTAGTCAAAAAGTCCATAGTGTAAAATTATTTAAATTGATTATAGCCGCAATGTATGCGTAACAATTACACGTTGCACCACTATTGCACCCTAACTTATAAACAATAGAAAGTTAATTCAATATATCCACACCATAAAACCAGGCCTTTCTGTGCTTACGTCTGCATGTATAAACGCCTCAGCTATGCCTATTCTATTAAAGCCGACAAAGATTAAGGCGTTTAAAATTATAAATCTATCCGAGCTATTATTACAAACAATGTCAGCCGCCAAGCCTTTAAGATGAGCGCTGCTATCCACACCCCCAGCTTTCTTATTCCAAAATTTTGACCTATAGCCTGAGCTTATCTTGAACGGTATTTGCGCATGAGTACGAGCCTTATCTAATAGCTGTAAAAAATACGGATCCATAAGCTGACCGCTTCCAGGCTTATCGGGGCTGTCAAATTCGCTATGTTTAAAGTACCGCATAGATACCTATTAAAGAGATACCTATACAAAAGAGATCATGTATATCGTAGCGGCCATAGTTCAACCGCTTATACCTACAGTTAGCCACGTTAAGTATTAATATACATATATAAGGTATCACTTTCTTTTGTTTCTCTCAGTTATAGCCTTCTCTAGATTAGCCCATATAAGCGCACACCCTCCAATAATTCCTAGTATTACATTTATATCTGTGAGCCATAAAGCAGCCCCCCAGGAGATAGATAATATATTCAATCCCCACATTTTAAAGTCTATCATGGCTTTGTTTCGTTTGCTCCTTCGGTTTCTATTAATGCTTTTTCCATCGCTTCTACTAGCTGGATTAATTCCTCTAGTGTCAGCTCCATTACACAGCGGCTATTGTTATATCAGCTCCATATATTACTGTAGTTATTGAAGCTGGCAAAATCTTTATTACAATGTTTCCTGTAGAAGAGCTCGTTATATCTGTTATATCTATTAAGCTGTTAAAGTCGCCCGTTTCTAAATCTTGTGTAGCTCCTGTAGTCTGATTAAATCGTTTGACAAGTACCGCGCTTGTCGTAGAAGCTGAAGCGTACACCTGTACTTTAGTAGCTTTGTACCCTGTTGGAATAGGTATAAAGGCGTAGAGCTCCGTAAGAGTAGAGGGCGCTCGTATCCCTAGTACGTTGGTAGTATCGTCCTCTACCATTACGGGCGCTCTATTATAGTCATCATTCATAAAGAAATCTGTAGGCATAACCTTTAATAAGGTAGTAGATCCAAAGTATCCCCCGCCTCCTCCAGCTGTATCCCAAGTAAGTACTCCAGCGCCGTCAGTTTTTAGGAACTCTCCACTAGAGCCATCTGCTACAGGAGCCATAGCCCCTAAAGTATTAATTCCTATAATATTTACACCCGCTGAAGCTTTTGTGATTGGTAAATTTATGTCTATCCCAGCTACTCCTGTGCTAGTAGTTACCTTAGTTATTCCGTAGGTATCTGTAGTAATGAAGCCTAACTTAGTTGTGTTGTCGCTTACGATAATATCAGGACCAGGGCCTTTAACTCCTGGCAGTACATCGGGCAGCCCTCCTCCTGGAGTGCCTTTAGAGTTATCATTAGCTACAGTTATTCCTGTAATATTACGAGAGAGATACATACACTCTAGATCGTACTCCGAGCGTGCAGCTATAAACGTCAAGCCCGAAACTTGGTAAAAGTTCCCTGAGTCCTCTGTATTAGTTAGGATCGTGTATGGATGTATCCAGGTAGAGCCCCTCTTAAATAGTGTACCTCTCTCAACTCTTTTAGCGTCCTCGTTAGAAGCAAGGCGCTCCCTCACCCCTAAGCCGTTAATAGATAGCGAAGCTGTAGAGCTCTGCAAGTTGGTCCACTCTGTAGCGTCTAAATATATTAATCCGTTGCTTATCTGTATCGTACCTAAGTCGGCATCCGTTACTCTATCTCCAATAAGAGTATGCCCTTGGTTAAATTCGTAGCGGGCTGTATCGGGATTGGTAGCTGTTATATCTACAGTACCGAACTCCTGAGATTGATTCTCGTCAAAGATATGAGCTTGAAAGTCAGCTACAGAGAATAAAGCCGTAACTCCTATTAGATCAGAGTCATCTGCTCCAAGCCTGTCAATCCCTGTAAAGTCCTCTAGAGATATTTGCAAACCTGTTGCCGCTGTTATATCAGGAGTAATAAAGCTAAAGGCTATAAATAGAGCGCCATTTTGGTTGCCATCCGTTCCTGTCCTTTTGTTAAAGGTTCCTGTAATTATCTCGTAGTTAGAAGGTGAAGCGCTCCAGGCGGCGTCTATATGATTTGCGTCCTTATAAAAGAAAGCATTTTCGTCTGTATCTACTGAGCCATCAAAGTAATTTGCATAGCTCTGCTGCTGTGTGTTGTATGTAGTAGCTCTTAGTAAATATCTATCATCTCCTCCAGCATCTCCTACTCTTACTCTTACTCCTATCTTTAATCGTGCAACCTTATCTCCATTAGTAGCTGTGCCATCTCCAGGATATTCATAACGCAAAGTACCTGAGATTAAAAACCTCCTCCCAGCTGGGTACTCTACGTCCTCATCATCTAGTATTGTGCCCGCTAGTATGTCGGCTCTAGTGTAGTTACTGTCTTTTACTACAGGCTGATCCCCAAAGAAGTCTCTAGTACGTAGCACCTCTTTAAAAGCTGGTACGCTTGTACGCTCCCACCCGGCGAGCTTCTCCCATTGTGCGGAGTTACTCCCAAAGATTGCGCCTATCGTAGTATTAGCTACTGTGTTATACGTTACTGAGCCGTTACCTAGCATATAGTTAGCTACATCTAAGCCAGCGCTAGCGTGTGACTGAATAGCTCCCAAAGGAACCCACCATATAGAGCCCTCACTCATAAACACACAGGCGTTAAAACTTAGCGCTATAGTTTCAAGTACTTCGTAAGAAGAGTAGTATTGAGCTTCGCCGTCCTCATCTTTATTGTAGAAAGCATCTTGCGATATTTTAGCATTCTCTAGCTGCTTATTTTGACCTACTCCTATATAGTCTTTATACTCCTTTCCTATAAAGTCCTCAAAGAATTTTAACTCTACATCTGAAGCCGTCCATATATCGGATACGTGAAGCTTCTGAATAAGGTTATGTAAGTGTCCGAGTACTGTAGTAGTGCCTGTGTAGGCTGCTCCGCTATTGTTGTACTTTATTCCTTTGAGATTAGCTAAACCATCTACAGCCGTTATAGTTATAGCTGCATTAGGGAACTCATCAGGTATTACTGTCTGCTCAGGGAGTATCTCACCCACCCAAAACAAGGTATTTGTTACATCCTGGTCTTTATATATTTCGACTCTATAGGTTCCCTCCTCTGCTGTAGACAAAGCTGTATAGAAAGCGTCAAAGGTTGCCGTCTCGCTGTCATTTTGGTACATAGTAAACTGTACCCTACTCCCTACTATTGGCTTACATCTATCGTACTCATCGAAGTCATAGCTTAATCTAAAGCCGTCAGGACCCAGGTTAAAAGTCTTATTTAGATCTACTCCCGCATCTGTAGTATATACTTTAACGAGCCAATCCTCTCCAGAGATATCAGTAAATTCAGCTTTGAATAATGTATATCCCATTAGAACCTGTTTCTATCGCGTGAAGCTCTGTTATTACTTATAACAATATCATCTCCTGAGATACGGCCATACACTTGAATAGAGTTACCTCCTAGCATATCCTTTAGCTTCGATAAAGGAGCCACTACCTCAGGATCTATATTAGCGCCTCTATTATCTCCTACCATTGCGAGCGTTGGGCCGTATGCAAGCCCTCCCTCAGCTAGAGCTGGAACCCCAGCATTTTCAGCGTTTCTTTGTATGTTAGCCTTCATGGTAGCACCTAAAGCAATTAAAGCAATTCCAGCAGCTACAGCTAGCACTCCATTTAAACTAGCTAAACTCTCTTTTATAGCTTCTATAGCTACTCCGTGAAAGATAGCGTACTCACCTATGTTAATCGCCATCTGAGCTAGTGTCTCACCTATAAAAGCTCCAACGTTTTCAAGAGGTTTCTGAGCTCCTATAGCAGCCCCAACCATTAAAGCGAGCCCTGATATCATGGAAGCCACACCTGTATTTATAGCGTCATTTATTCCATCTGCAAACTCCCAGCCTTTATCTATTATTCCCTGTAGATTTTTTACTACTCCATCTGCTACTGTGCTTGTACTTTGTTGTAATGTCTTTAAAGGTTGCTCTATAGCTACTAATGCAATAGGCAAAGCTTCTATAAGCTTCATTTGACTACGATCTACAACCTTTATCTCCTCAGTGTCATCATTAATTTGTATTAACCTCTCAGCTGCATTTATAACCCTCTCAAATTCCTCTTTATATGCTCTTATATCATTAAGCTGCTTCCTCGCACCAACACCTACGAAGCCGCCCCTGTCAGCTATAGCTTGCTGTATTCTTTTTATCTCCTCGTCTGCTTCCTGTACTCGTAAAGCTGCGAACTCCATAGATTCAGCTATCTCTTCAGCTCCCGCCCCTGGACTAACTTGAGCTTCTATCTCTAGCTGTGCTTTGTTTAGATCCTTTAAAGCTGTCTCTACTTTTTTAATCTCTACAGTTGCTTTACTCGCTTCTCTAGAAGTATCTAAAAATAGTAATGAGATAGCGGCTATTGCTACAGTAGCAGCTAGTATGTGAGGCATCGAAGTAGAGAACGCTATCCCGATTAATTTAATACCAGCTATAATCTTAGGTATTGCTATAAGTAACGGACCTATAGTAGCCACTAAACCAGCAACTACTATTATATTTTTCTTTGTTTTATCAGAGAGCTCTGTAAAGCCTTGCGCTAAACTTATAACATTATCTAGCACTCTGTTTACAGCTGGTAGCAAGTCCTCAGCTAAAGCAGCGCCCGCTAGTTTCAAGTTGTCTAGGGCTGTGCTAAACTTTCCTGTAGCTGTTTCTGAGAGTTTCTCCATAGCTCCATTAGCCATACCTCCCTCCTCATTGAAGCTTTTTAATGTAGCGTTGAACTCCTCAACACTTACAGCCCCAGCTCCGAGCTCTGAAGGTAGTAATCCTGTAGCATCTGAAAGCGCCTTGAAGATAGGAATACCCCTCTCTGCTAGTTGATTTAAATTCTCTAGCTCTACCTTCCCCTTTGCATTTACCTTAGCAAATATGGCCGCTATCTCGTTAATGGGTTGGCCTGTTGTGGCTGCTATATCTCCTAAGAATTGAAGCTGTTCGTTAACCTCTCCTATTCCTGTACCTGAAGCTATAAGCTGACGAGCTGAAGTAGCAACCGCTTCTATCTGGAAGGGAGTCTTAGCTGTAAACTCGTTAAGCTGCTCCATCATGTCAGCTGCTTGCTTCGCTCCTCCTGTTAGAGAGATAAAGCTCACCTCCATCTTCTCTAAATCGGCTGCGCTCTTTATAGCCATAGCTCCGATTCCTAGAATAGGCAAGGTGATGGCTTTAGTCATTTGAGTACCTAGAGCTGTAAAGTTAGAAGTCATCGACCTCATGTTACGCTGCACTTTACCGAGGCTCTTATTTAGATCCCTTGTATCTGCTCCTATACGTACTACTAAATCTCCTAACTTTGCCATTACTTACTATTTTTCACCAAGCTTTGGAGCATCCTTCGCCCGTCTAGCTGTGGCTTTTTCTTATGCGCTGCCTCCTCCCAAGGGAATACAGCTAAATCTTTCGGGGTGATCTTCGCCCCTTTCTTTGTGTGTACGTTTAATAGTAGAGCTGTCTGCCACCTGGTACGCTCCCAATCTGAGCGCTCCCTGATCTCTTCGCTTTGTCTCTTACCTCGTACTGCATTACCGAGCTCCTCGAATGTCAAAGAATAAAGGGCGACTGGGGATAAGCCTAATAGACCTAGCCCCAGCTCCTCAATCCTGTTCCATGTCAAGGGATCGCCTTTATCTTTTTTTTTGAGTCAGCTGTTGAGTCACTACTCATGGCCTCCTCCATAACTTTGACTAACTTAGGTAAATCTTGTACCTCGATTAGTCCTAGCAACTCATCTACACTCAAATTAAATTCCATCCCTTGAGCCGCGCAGCCATCAACTACAAAGTAGTATATGAGCTCAGGTATTAAAGTAACATCTGAAGCATCAACTTCGACTACCTTAACTCCTGTAGCTTTCTCAAAGTTTCTCCAGGCTCTTAGCGTAGCTTTTACGGGATAGCTTTTATTATCGAGTGTTATATTCATTATACTGGAATTACGCTATATGCTATACTTTCTACTAGCTGTACAGTGCAAGAGAAAGAGGCGTTGTCCTCTACACCTCCTGTAAGGTCTAAGCTAGTTATGTATCCTTTTGCTACATACTCCATATCTCCAGAGTTGGGCGTTGAGCCTGAGCCTACAATTTGAGTAAGTTTGATGTCTAGCTTTGCTTTAGTATTTTGAAAGTCGAAGAGCTCATGCACTCCGTTAGTAGCATCGTTAGCAAACATCCC